GACAAGTTCTTATATGGGGATCAAAGTCGTCTGCAAAGTCCTCTATGTGCCTTCAGATGATTGCCCTAGCACAAGCAGAGGGTAAACTATGTGCGTGGATTGACTCAGAAATGTCATACTCAGAAGATTGGGCTAGAACTTTGGGGGTAGATCCAGAAAAACTAATCTACTCACAAGCAAGAACTATTAGTGACATGGTAGACGTTGGTGTAGGATTAATGAATGCTGGAGTAGACTTAATTGTGGTAGACTCTATTACATCAATGCTTCCAGCAATCTATTTTGAAAAAGATACTGATGAGATGAAGGCATTGGAAAATACTAAGCAGATTGGAGCGGAGTCCCGTGACTTTAGTAACGCATGGAAAATGCTTAATTATGCTAACAACAAGGTTAAGCCTACTCTTCTTGTTCTTATTTCCCAGTCTCGCAATAATATTAACGCTATGTATACTAGCCAGCAGCCTTCTGGTGGTCAGGCTACTAAGTTTTATTCTTCTTGCATTGTTAAACTATTTAGTTCCGAGTCAGACAATCAAGCGATTAAAGGAAAAATTAAGGTAGGAGATAAGTTAATTGAAGAAAAAGTTGGCAGAACTATTAAGTGGGAACTCCAGTTCTCCAAAACCTCTCCAGGGTTCCAGTCTGGTGAGTATGATTTTTATTTTAGAGGTGACGATATTGGTCTTGATACCATTGGTGATTTGGTTACTACCGCAGAACTAAACGGTATCGTAGAGCGCACAGGTGCCTGGTATATACTTCCTGATGGCACAAAGGTTCAGGGTAAAGAAGCATTTGTAAATCGTGTTAGAGAGGATCTTGACTTGCAAGAATCAATTAAGTCAAAACTAAATGGCTAATTTTACCATCTATACTGGACAGTGGGTCTGCCATACATGCAAAGCCATAGTTCCGACATTAAGATGCTATGCAGATGAAAAGATGTTAAGTTGGATGTGTAAAGATAAGCATCTCACAAAGGTTTATTTAGGAAAAAGAAAGAAGAGCGACTTTGACGGAGAAGAGTGAGTCTAAAAGAATAGGTGCTAAACAGCATAAAAACTCTGGACGTAACACACAAAAAGGAGATGCTTCCTGGAAAAACTTTGTCGTAGACTTTAAAGAAGTTGGTAAGTCATTTACTTTAAACAAAGAGGTTTGGGCCAAGGCTACAACAGATGCCATGAAGAATGGCAAAGACCCAGCCATTGTTGTTGTAATCGGCGAGGGTAACTCAAAGGTAAGACTTGCTATAATTGAGATGAGCATTTTAGAACAACTTACAGAGGATGGTGTATAATAGTATTATGAACACAGGACACGAACCAAAAATAAAAGTAGTACCAAGAATTATTAGAGACTTCTTTACTGATGAAGAAGTAGAGGTTTTACAGGCAATTATCAAGTATCAAAAGAATGCTAAGGACTTGGACGAGTTCTACGCACCAATGGTGCTGGCTGAACTATCAAGAATGCAGATAGAAGTAATGTACCCAATACACATACAAAGAAAACTTGAAAAGTTTGCTTCAGATATGGTTGGAGAAGAAGTTTTTATGTACCACAACAGTTACCTAAGTTACAATAAAGAGCATAACTCTACTTCAAATCCAAAATTACCAGTACACTACGATTCAGACAATTATTTTTCTAAACTAACAATGGATTACCAGTTAGGTGCTACCCTGGACTGGCCAATAGTAATCGAGAATGAAAGTTTTAATCTTCAGTATGGAGATCTTCTTGTATTCTGGGGTGCTGGCCAAGTGCACTGGAGAGAGCCTGTATTGTTTAAAGAAGGAGATAACACTGAAGTTTTAACAATGCATTTCTCAACAAGAGAAGATTTTGAAACATTAAACTTTGCTGCTCGTGATCCAGAAAGAAGAAAAGAAAGACTTAAGGTCTGGCAATCAGATCCAACATTTTTAAAATACAACAACGATTTCTTTGAAAAAGAAGCAAAAGTAACTAAAACAGACAGCGACAACTCTTAAAAAGGAATATCAAATGCAAAATGAAAGCACTACGATAGATATGGTAAATGGTCTTGCAGAAATTGCAGACTATATGAAGGACGAAGAACTAACTACAGCACTTACATTTATTGCTAAGATCATTATTAAGCCAGACATTCCTCTTCATGTGGCTCACATAGAGATTGTAAGGCTCCAGGCAATTGCAGCAAAGATGGCTTTTAAAGCAACTTGGATGGCAAATGTTGATAAGTCAGATCGAGGCAAAAAGAATCTTTATTATACGGCAGCAGAGTCGTTAAATAACTTGGTTTCCGCACTAAAATACATAACACGCTAATCTGCTATACTTATAACTAATGGAAACGAGAAAACGATGACGAAAAATTTGTTGCATACTGTAATGATAAAGACAGAAGAAAAACCAATTCACGCTATAGACATAGCAGGACTTGAGGCAAAGATTAAAGAAGGCTACACTATTACCCGTGTAGACAAGCATACAACCAAAAAGACTTTTGCTCCATCAACTATTGCCTACGGGCATGGAGAGTGTGCCAGATATTGGTACCTTGCTTTTGAGGGACAGATGTTTGAAGATAATGCAGATGCTTACGCAGCAGCAAATATGACTGCTGGAACTCTGTCGCATGCAAGAATTCAGAACGCAATGATGAACGCTGGAATAGTTAAGGTTTATCGTGATGATGATAATGAGGCTACAACAGAGTTTAAGATTAAACATGATGATCCACCTATCTTTGGATATGGAGACGTTATGTTTGATTGGCAAGGCCAAGAACTCATTGGTGAAATTAAAACAATGATGAATGAAGGGTTTGAATATAGAAAGGCATCAGGCAAGGCCAAGAATGGTCACTTGATGCAGTTACTAATCTATATGAAGATCTTAAAGAGACCAACTGGTGTTATGATTTATGAAAATAAAAATAATCATGAACTCCTTTTGATCCCCGTAGATGTAAACGATCATTACCGTCGGTGGGTAGACCAGGCATTTGATTGGATGAGATTAGTTCGTAAGACATGGGAAGACAAAACCCTGCCAAACAAAAACTATAGATCAAACTCCAAGATATGCAAGTCATGCCCAATTAAAAAAGCATGTGAGTCTGCAGGACCAGGCGTGTTAAAAATAGCACCCTTGGAGATTCTCGGTGAAGAACTGTAAATGCTGCGACAATCAATTTGAAGAAACAGTATCTTATCAAATATACTGTTCTTCAGGATGTAGAGATTTAGCAACAAAAGAAAAAATTGCTGAAAGATATCTACATTCAAAAAGACAAAAAAGAAGAGGAAGGACAAGGCTTTGTAAGTCTTGCTCTTTGCCCCTCTCTATATACAATGACGATCCTATATGTTCTTCTTGTGCAGTAAATCCAGATGCAGTAAATAAAGCAATCAAAGAAATAAAAGGAAAACTAAATGGTAAAAAATAAGTGGGGGCTAGAAGTAAAGCCACATACGATTTGTGCTATTGACGCCAGTACTAATAGTCTTGCTTTTGCTTTATTTGATGGAGAAAATCTAGGGGTAGTTGGTAAGATTAATTTTGAAGGAAACAACACCTACGAAAAAGTTATGGATGCTGGACAAAAAGTTAAAGCATTTTTTGATTACTATGGAGGTTTTGAAGCAATAGTAATTGAACATACTGTGTTTATGAATAGCCCTAAGACTGCTGCAGACCTTGCATTAGTTCAGGGTGCTATTCTTGGATCAGCAGGTCAGTCAGGAACAAAGGTTATAGGAACAGTATCACCAATAACATGGCAAAACTATATAGGAAATAAAAAAATATCAAAAGATGAGCAACTATTTATTCGTTCACAGAATCCTGGAAAGTCTGTCTCTTGGTATAAAACCTACGAAAGAAACCTTCGTAAAGAAAGAACTATAAGGCTTATTAATACTATATATGATAGAACTATTACTGATAATGATGTTGCTGATGCGTGTGGCATTGGGCACTGGTCTATAAAAAATTGGGGTAAAGCAATTGGACTTGACAAATAACATTATGGCTGCTAAACTATATACAAACGAATCTTTTATGCGTAAGAGATATCTTATGGATAAGAAGACTCCAGAAGAGATTGCAAAAGAATGTGGATGCTCACTAGAGACTATCTATGTTTACCTTGCAAAATTTGGATTAAGGAAGTCAAGACGATGAATAAAGTTGAAAAAACACTAGTAGCACTTGCTGTAGCAGGCACTGTTGGTTTTGCATTTGCTTTTACTGTTTTAAAAGGAATTCCAGAAGCATTTGATTGGGAGGAAGACGATGAGTGATAACTTAAACATAACAGTTGACCAAGTCAATAATCCTTTACACTATACATCAGACCCATCTGGTATTGAGTGCATTGAAATAACTCGTCATCGTAATTTTAATATTGGTAATGCATTTAAGTATCTGTGGAGAGCAGGACTTAAAGATGAAGCAAAGACAGTACAGGATCTTGAGAAAGCAATCTTCTATATTAAGGATGAAATTAATAGACTAGAGGGAAAATATGTCAACTGAAGATGATCTAGTCAAGCACCTTGATCAAGTAAATCAAGTAGTGGAAGAATATTTAAAGGGTAATGACCCAACTGTAATTTCTAAACAACTTGCAATACCAAGACAAAAGGTTGTAACGCTTATTAATGAGTGGAAGGTTATGGCATCTGCTAACGACGCTATCCGTGCTCGTGCTAAAGAGGCATTGGCTGCTGCAGATACACACTACAGCAAGTTAGTATCTAGAACATACGAGGTT